ATTAGTATCACGGCATTCAACCGTAAAAATGCCGCCACCTTTAATCCCATTAGGAGAGGTAGTTCCAGTTTTAAGGATGGTGCTCTTAACAATGTCTGACGAATTAGCGTTATCATTAGCCATAAATGTCCCCTAAGTGAATCTCAATAATGCGGTTGAAATGGTATTAGGTGGCATTTCAATTTTAAATGACGTACTAGCTGTTTTATTACCACCAAAACTTAAAACAGCAATAGACTTGTTACTTTTACTGGCGTTATAAATAAGAGCACCCGCCGCAGTAAAGCTAGCTGGATTCCAAATAACGTCAGCAAAATTAACATAAGCCGTAGTACCAGAGCTATTAATTGTAGCTCCAGTCATAGTTTTTCCGCCCGCTGTGTATCCTGTCCCCGTTATTTCATTGGTCGTCGTATAGACCGTAGTATCTTCGTTAAGGGTAGCAGCATCGGAATACAAAGCGATTTTAATAGTATCTGTTAAAAGATTATGAACCGCTTGCGGCAGTTCTGTCTTAAAACTTGTAGTTTGCGTTTGATAAAGTGGCATTACGTTGTCACCGGCACTCTAGCTTGACCAGACCTGTATGCATCTCGACGATTCATGCCATCGCCCAAACGAGTTAAAAGACTTAGTGCTTCTTGATACTTTTGCTCGTAATTCTGAGTCAAATCAGCTTCACCTTTAAGGTAGGTATATGCTTCTCGGAGCGATCCGTAGAGCAATACAGCCTCAAAATTATCACCTAGCCATGACGTACCCGCCGTAACAATACTCTGCGGATAATAATAGTAATGCATCTCAACTTGATAATTAGAATCAGGCGTAGGACCAAGAATTAACGTGTCTTTATCAAAGATCGCATAATACTCAGGCACCCCCGTATCATCGGGGTCCGGATATGCTTGACGAATAAAATTTACATCTTTATCTAACAAAAACGTTTGAGCATTTGTCGTAGGGTCTATAACTGCAATAGAAAACGTCGCCAACCAATCAGAAGGAAGCGACAAATATTTATTACTTGGCGTCAAAGTACCAATCTGATTCCTACGAATTGCTGGAATTTGAACAGAGTTATAAATCCGTTCTTCTGCCAACTGAACAAACGTCGGAATATTAGAGACAAACGAAGACTCTGTGCTTTCACAGTAATCTTGAATTAATGTCACTAACGCCGCGTAATTCACAGTTTAGTCTTCCTTGCACTCAGAAAATGTCTTGCCTTTCGTCGCCGCGCCGGTACCACGCATCTGCACCTTATTGACGTACTCATTAACGTTTTTCTCAGGATAGCCATTACGGCCCGTTGAGTGCGTATTTGCTTCCGGCTGCTTGTACTTGCCAATCGGCTCTTCATCCCACCCGAAAAACTTAAACTCTAGTTGTTCCATGGCTATTACCTCGGACCACTGGATTTACGAACCGGGCTACGTTGATTCATGACCTTCGCCATGTTTCGACCGTATTTCTTCATTTCCGCGTTGGTCTTGCCACCCGCACGCAGTTTCGTCAACGGCTTGCCAGGATGCATGGCTCTCTCGTGTTTATGCACGGCAGCCTTTGCGTCAGACTTCATTTTCTTCGCCATCTTAAAAGCTCCTAAGTAACAATAATTGTAACATCGCTAACGTCACAAGATGCCACCAGATAATTAGGCGTTAATCCGGCATCGCTAGCACGAGCACCGCCAATCGGTGCCCATCCCCATTGAATCATGCGGCTACCGCCCGCTCCGTTATTACCCGACTCAAAATAAGACAAATCAGGTCGGGGATTACGGATGGCTTGCGGGTCATCGACAGGATACAGACCAAGCGACAACTGCGGTTGATCGGCTTCCCAGCACTCTGGACAGACAAGAATATTAACGTTCTTGGTCTTAATGACCAAAGACTTCAATTGTTTTAGTTTAAATCTAAAACCGCAACGATCACACTCCGCAATCGCATTTTTACCGGAGGCGAAACGGTTAGACATAAACTAACCTTAATATCCGCCCAAGAAAGACTCGCGAGGCACAAATCGCACCGCAGCCTTTTCTCTATCCTCTCCAGCCGCTAGCTCCCAAGCCTCGTCATATTGAGCCTTGAGTATCGCAGTACGCGCCTCTGCTCCCGGTATCTTCATCGAAAGCATATAGGCGAGTCCTGCAACCAGGCAGGGGAGGAACCTAAACGGTACATCTTGGCCGTTTACACCGCTACCGGGGTCTAGCATCCGCCGCAGTCGTGTGTAGTAGAGGGTCCACGTCGTGCTGTTATCCGGCTTCGGCCAGACGGTGAACTGTGGATAGATAACTGTATTAGTCGAATCAGTTGCACCCGTACGGCGATTGATCCAAATCTGAATCGGTCGCCCCGTAGCATTCTTGTTCGGAATTGATACGTAAGTGCTAGACGAGATACGAGTAATATTAATATCTTGTTGGTTTGTACCCGTGCCTGTACGAATCACATGATCTAGAAGATCGACTGTATCAACAGGAAGATCATACGTTCCAACATCGTAAGTAAGCGTCTGAGTACCCGTTTCTAGTGTCCAAAGATTTACACCACGGTTAGCCCAGTCCATGAGAAGAAGAGCTAGACTTCGTTTTGCGGTACGAAAGTCATAACCACTACGTAGCTCTGCTCCGCAACGCTCAAACGACTCCTCAATCAGCGTATTAAGATCGAGATTAAAGTCACTAGTGGCGGATGTTTTGTAAGCCATTTACTTGCACCGTCCTGTTTTAATTGGCTTACCTGTACCAAGAACAGGCTTGGTATCCCCTCGGCGTTTAGCACGGGGGATTTTACTAGGAGCCACCGCACCCATGCCGCGAGAAGGACGCATTAGATAAATTTGCCCCGCGTTTTACCGCGTTGCTCAACTCCTCCCCCACGCGCCATCTTCTTCACTTTACGCTTTTTAGTCGCACCACCCTTCTTCATACCGGACGTGCTACCACGCATCACGCGATCATAGGCTTCAGTCATCTTGCGACGAAGTTCTTCCTGGCGTGCATCTTCCCGCATCTGCTCTAAAACCCGAGCATCAGGAGAAAGCCGTTCTTCAGCAGCTTTCATCTCCGCTGCGATTCTGCGAGCACGTTCTGCATTAGCACGCTCATTAGCCCGCATAGCAGCAATGGTTGCAGGGTCTGGCTTAGGAGGCAGAATTGGTTTAGCCATTAGACCATCTTCCCACGAGTTTTACCGCGAACCTCAACGCCGCCGCCACGGGACATCTTCACCATCTTGCCCTTGGTCTTACCTTTCGATTCGACGCCGCCGCCACGAGCCATCTTCATCTGCTCGTGTTCTTTCTTCTCGTGCTCAATAACCTGCTTAGGAGCCTTACCTTTACGCAGGTACTTAAGCTCTTCCTTCACCATTGCCTTTGATTCTTTCATATTCCCTCCGGCAGCCTTGCCGATAAATTCTTTGCCCACCTTTTGTGGGATGCCGACACGTTTAGCAAACGCCGGATTATGAGCAACAGCCTGCATCAATCGACGTTGTTTTTCGCTTTTAACTGGCATTTAGCACTTCCACGCCCGTAGCGATTTATTGATACGGGAATTAGGATCGCGTGCCGTTTTAGCACTTGTAAGCTTCTTTTTCATCCCAGACATTCTGGCACAAAAAGATTTTTTACGAGGTCCGCCTTCAGGTTGAGGTCTTTTTAAACCCGGTTTGCCCGGATTTGCACGGTTATAAGACGCCCTACCTTTGGCATTCAGTCCGCCAGCGGGATTCTTACCTTCTTTACGCTGCCATGCTGGGGTTTTAGCCATAAAAGACGGTGAGCGACCCGACCGCAGTTGTGAAAGTAATGTACGGATCAGCCTCGAACAGCACCCCTTCGCCGGGGATTAGAAAATAGTTCGTGCCGATAGGAACGGTAAACGTAAGCCGCACCTGTCCGCCATTGCCTTCCGCGATACTGATCGTACCGCCTGTGGTCATGGAATAGTAAACACCCTTGATACGGGCACGGGCACCACCTGCGCCAACTGCACCTGTAGCGGATACAGTTTTTGCTTTTACATCTGTTTGCATCATTGCTTAACTCCTAATTAGAGAGTCAAGCTCTTATACAACCCAATGTAAGCCGTGGTAGCACCAACCATTACAGGAATATAGCCAAGTTGGGCGGAAATCGTGCCCGAAATTGCGCTGCCCGAAGTGATCTTCGTGCTGCCAATCGTAAGCGTCGTGGCTAGGAGGTTCGTGACCGTGGCTGAAGGAGAACTAATGGTACCCGAGAAGCCGTTATCAGAGACAACGGGACCAGTAAAGCGTGTTTGAGCCATTGATAATTACCTCACATGCGAGTTGTGTGCATCCGTCTGCATGTCGTCAGTCGGGCCTGTCTGATGCACGTATGTTTCCCGAAGTTTCTGTATACACTTTTTTCTAAGACAAATCAACAAAAAGAAAGGGGGCCGAAGCCCCCTTTCCAAATCAGCGTAAGTAACTGATTTATTAGCTCGCACCAGGCGAACCGTACATACCAAGGCTGTCGCTCCAGCCAAAGCTGTAACGCTCGCGGCTCTTGTAGCGGACGTTGCCGGTATCGAAATCCCCATCGAGAGAATTTTGAAGCGGCGTACGCTCAAAGTGCTTCAGGCCGTTCGGAACGTCGGTCTTGAGGAACCAAGCGTTCGTATCCGTCAAGAAGTGGTTGACCGCATAGCCTTCCGGAATCGACCCCATCGCCTTGAGAGCGTTAATGTCGTTGTCCGCCGTCGCGACACGCAGTTCCGTGTCAAGGAGACGCTTGGCAACGAACATCAGCGCCGGGGGCACAATCAGCTTACGCGGCTTCGCCGCGATGAGCAGACCACGCTCGTCCGTCCAACCCGCGATCTGGATAACCGCAGCTTCGAGGGACGTTTCGTTAAGGTCCGCACCCGTCGTCGGACGGTTGCTGTTCGTGCCACCCGAGACAAGCGGATGGTCCGTAGCAAACAACGACTTGCCATCACCGCCCGTGTAGGCAGAGGAGAAGCCGTTGTTCAGGACCGAAGCCGCCTTGACTTGCTTCGTATACGCCATAGCGCGGGCCAAAGCCTTCGTATAACGCTTCGAGAGCGAGTCATAAAGATTGTCTTCCACAGCCTCTTCCGTGATGGAGAAGCCGAGAGCAATCGTCTCGTGGTTGTAACGAGCCGTCCAAGCTTCCTGCGCATTGTCATACGCAATGGCTTGGCCTTCCGCCTTGACCGGCGCAGCGGAGAATCCGCTCAGCTTCGTCTCTTCTTCAAAAGAGCGTTCAGAGGTTTCCGTATCGTAAATCTCTTTATGCTCTTCGCCATACTGCTTGTATTCCAGACCGAACAGAGCGTTCAGACCAGGGAGCAGTTCCTTAAGTAGTTGTGCGCGTGAAATAGCCATTTTCTATGCTCCTTTAGGCCGTGGCGCTGCTGTAGTAGCCGTGGACCAGCAGGTTAACCTTGACCAGGATTTCCGGATAAACCGTAAACACCACGGTCGAAGAAGACGGAATCGCCGT